CAGCCTTGTGGCCCCGTCGGTGCCACCTTCCTTCACTTTAGCCCGGATTTATCCTCGGGGTCATTTAGTCGAGTCCCAGTAGCCCCTTTCCACCTGATCCATCCAGAGCCGAGGATGATATTGCCTGTCAGGAAACAGGTGCTATAGATACTATTCCCCTTACCTACTAAGCAATAGGCTCTAAGCCTATGATTTATAAGGGCGTTTATGTACCTGTTTTTTTAGCATCAAAATAGCACTTTTCTGACTATACAGGTATACTACTCAGACTGCAACTTTGAATAAAGTCTCATATAGAGGAGATCTGAGTTATACGTCATATAGAGGAGAGGAGAGATGCCAAGAACAAAATACCCAGCTCATAGAAAGCTACGTCTTCACCTGTACAAATTAAGGCAACTAGAAAAGATTGCCATTGCCACCCTTATAAAAACAGGGTCGATCCATAAGGATCATCTACTAAATAAGTGCCTGTCTCACATAGAGGCCATGCGTAAGCAGGATTCCGTCCATGACCCTTACCGTAATAGGCTCGTATCTAGTGCTTTTAATGTCTACATGCGGTTACAGGCATTGACTGCTCCTGAAAGACAGGACTATAATGCGAAACGAGAAGTACCCCTAGAAGTTGCAGAGGTTGATGCCCTCTGCGCCAAAGCATACAGTGGAGGCTTGGGCTTCGCACATATACCACTCGGATCATTATTCATGTCCTATTCTCACCAGAGTAAAAGCATCTGGCTTTACGACTTCTGGGTGCCGAAGAATAGGTGGGGGGTGCCTGAAATGAAGGATCATCACTGGTTCTGTAAGCCAGTTCCTGATTAAGTTGTGCTATAGAGAGGAGCAGCAGTATTGGATCTAACCCCAGAAGAATTAGCCCCCTATTTACTTATACACGAAGAGCAGTCTATCAAGGCTGCTAACCATTTCACACAAGAGGTTCTTGAGCATTATTTAGTCGGCGAAACGCTCTCTGGGGTGGTCCTACCTTGGGGGATGGGGGATAACTTTAGGTTACGGAATGGTGAGTGCACCATCGTGGCGGGGATAAATTCAAGCGGGAAATCCCTCGCTTGTGGGCAAATTATCTTACATGCACTTGAGCAAGGAGAGAAATGCTTGTCTGTTTCTCTTGAGATGAGTCCGCGTAGCCAGCTAATAAGAATGTGGCGCCAAGCATCACTAGAAGCCACCCCCACCATTGATTTCGGGCTAGGCTTTAACGGGTGGGCTAGAGATAAGTTATTTTTCTTTGACAAGCAAGGAAGTGTAGATCTCCCCACCCTAATGGCAGTAATTCGCTATGCTATTGACCACTACGGTACTAGATTTATTCTGATTGACTCTTTAATGACGATAGCTGGTATCGCCAATGATGACTACACGGCCCAAAAAGAGGTGGTGTGCTGCATAGCAGATGCTTGCCGAGAGCTAGAGTGCCATATCATCCTCGTATGCCATGCCAGAAAATCCATGAGCGTTAAGGATAAGATAGATAGATTCTCCATCAGGGGAGCAGGAGAATTGGCAGACCGGGTAGATAATGTGTTATTGTTGGGAAGATACTACGCGCAAGACCCTCTCGTAGCCTCTGCCTACCTCTCCATATCTAAAGCTAGGCACTGGGACATGGCGGAATGTGAAATTGATTTGTGGCTTGATATGGCCTCGTTAAACCTTACCACCGCAGACATGCAGCCAAGAAAGATAGAGATGAGTGATGACGGACAAGAACTGCAGGGTAGCAAAGGCACTAGGGGGTGAACGCATCCCGGTTGCCGATAGGAGAAGCCCCCTTGACGTTGCTCATCCCCGATTTGGGATAGAATGCAAGTATAGAAATAAGCTCTCTAAATTTATTACAGATGCGATGCAACAAGCAGTTGACGGGACAAGCAAAGATAAGCTACCCTTGGTGGCGTTAGGTGCGAAAGGAGACAGGCAGATACTTGTTATGCTTCGTCTCGATGATTTCATTCAATTAATAGGATCGGAGAATGATGTTGCGTAACTTGTTCCTAGAACTTTTTGACAAGATATTCAACCCCTGTAAACGGTACAGAGGAGTGGTTTCACCCGACGCAACCGAAGAAGACCCACACTATGCTCACATGCTTCGCATGGTGAAGGTGAAGTGTTGGTTCGATGAGAATGGAATCTATAACGAGGAGACTGTAGATGAGTCAAATGGCACCCTCCCAACTGGCCCAGAACTAACCGATTGAACTCTGCTCCCTTATAGAGGGGTCTGAATAATGACTCATAGAGAGAGAGTTATACCTACTTATGAAGGGGGTGCAGTTGTAGACCCTTATGTAGGGGAGTCGTGTCCCCTTATAGGAACAGTGACATGAACGAATATCAGAAATTTATCCACAAAAGCAGATACGCCCGTTACCTCGATTCCGAGGGGAGGCGTGAGACTTGGGAAGAAACTGTCGATAGGTATTGTTCTTTTTGGGACTCGACTATTTCATCGAAGGGTAGGGAGGTGCCTCTTCCTGATGAAATAAAGCAAGCTATCTTGGATATGGAAATCATGCCAAGTATGAGGGCGCTTATGACAGCGGGGCCAGCTCTTCAACGAGATAATATGGCTGGTTACAACTGTGCGTATATATCAATAGATAATGTAAGAGCCTTTGATGAAAACTTGTATGTTCTCTTATGCGGAACAGGAGTGGGGTTCTCTGTTGAAAGACAACACATCCATAAACTACCTGATGTAGCAGATGAGTTTCACAAAACCGATACTACTATAATAGTGAGAGATAGTAAGATAGGTTGGGCAAGCGCCCTACGCGAGTTAGTTAGTTTGTTGTACCAAGGGGTTATCCCCAACATAGACTATAGTAGAATAAGATTAGCAGGAGCAAGACTAAAGATCTTTGGTGGTAGAGCGTCTGGGCCAGATCCCCTGAAAAGGTTATTCAACCAGTACATAAGAATATTACAGAACTCTTCAGGAAGAAAGCTAACAAGCCTAGAGTGCCATGATCTTCTCTGTTTTAACGGAGAGGCTGTGGTTGTAGGCGGAGTGCGGCGTGCTGCAGAATTAAGTTTAAGTAACCTTACTGATGAGCGTATGCAACGCGCCAAGATGGGCCAGTGGTGGGTTGATGACGGACAAAGAGCCTTGGCAAACAACTCTGTATGCTACACAGAGAAGCCAGACATTGGGATCTTTATGCGAGAGTGGATTGCTCTCTATGAATCGAAGAGTGGCGAAAGGGGCATATTCAACCGTCAGGCTGCTAAAGATCTTGCTCCCGAAAGGAGAGATACAGACCATGAGTTTGGGTGTAACCCCTGCAGTGAGGTAATTCTCAGGGGCTGTGGGCTATGTAATCTGTCTGAGGTAGTGCTTCGGCCCACTGACACCCTAGACAATGTTCTCCGCAAGATTAGGTTAGCTACAATCTTAGGCACCTACCAGTCAACACTTACAGACTTTAGGTATGTCCGTCCTGTATGGAAGCGTAACGCTGAAGAGGAAAGGCTACTGGGGGTTAGTTTTACAGGAGTGTTTGATTGTCCTGCTATATTGGATGCTACCATAGCAGAATTAGATGATCTAAAGAAGCACGCTGTAGAAACTAACAAGTTGTGGGCCAAGAAGCTAAATATAGAACAGTCCGTAGCTGTAACCTGTATAAAGCCGTCTGGAACTGTTAGCCAGTTAGTTGGAGTTTCTGGCTCTGGACTACACCCCTCTTACTCGAAGTATTATATACGAAGGGTTAGACAGGATATTAAAGACCCTCTGAATGAATCTCTGATCGCGTCAGGACAGCCGTTCGTGGTTGACCCTTACAACAAGGACGCCCTAGTTTTTGAATTCCCTATGAAGGCCCCAGCAAAGTCCATAACCAAAGACAAAGTTAGTGCGCTAGAACATCTTGAGGTATGGAAGAGGTTTGCCATCCACTGGTGTGAACACAAACCAAGTGTTACTATCTACGTGTCAGAGGACGAATGGCTATCAGTGGGGGCGTGGTGCTGGCAGAACTTCGATATACTGAGTGGGGTTAGCTTCCTGCCAAAAGCAGATGATGCTCATATATATCAAGCAGCCCCATACGAAGAGATAAGTTTAGAAGAATACACTGAAATGCGAAAGAAGACAGACTTTATAATTGATTGGGATAAGATTATCGAACAAGACGATAACACAATCGGTAGTCAAGAATTGGCTTGCGTAGCTGACATGTGTGAGATCTGATGGACTGCAATCTTAATGCTGTAGATCAAGTTTTGATAGAGGAATGCGAGAGAGCTGACTACTGTGCTATTAATGAAACCCCTAGAGGGACTGAGTACATAGTCCGGATTGGGGATAAGATTTATGTTATGATAATTCCAGAAATAAGGAGAGACAAATGATTAGTAGTTTATCACCACACGCAGTTTCTTTTGTGTCTAAGTTTAAAAGCGTTCTATCAGACCCTGAAACTAAACGCAGTTTTTATATGCAAGAACTTGATGGAGCGTCTGATGGTCATGCTGTAGCTAAAGAGTGGGCTGACTCAAAGGACATCGACCCAGACGAGTACAAAAACGCACTATTTGAAGAAGAGAATGACGCTGCAGAAAGTGTTCAAATGGCGCTAGTTGGTTGGCAAATGAGCCGACAAACATCTCTTTCAAGTGAAACACGAGCGAGAGAAAGATGCGCTGTGGTAGATGCCTTGATGGAGGATGAAGCCCCTTAAGGGTCTACAACTGAATGGATCTACAGAAAAAGAAACGGTGGGAATCTAAGGCTTACTTGAAGTATGTAAGTAAACTACCTTGTGCTGCGTGCGGCCTGAAGGACGAGACTGTAGTAGCCCATCACCTAACGAGCAGACATTCCCCTTTCTGTGGGGGCATGGGGTACAAGGCTTCTGATATATTTGTGATGCCTTTGTGTCATTTCTGCCATGCAGCAGCGCATAATGGAGAAGCTGATATTTTAGATTGGCAGTTTACCTTCATCTTCGACACGCTTGACAAAGCCACTAGGCACGAGATCATAGAGGCGAACAAGGATAACGCGGACAGCTTTGAACCACCTACCGTAGTCTTCTAAGGTTATGAGAATCGGAAGAATAGAAGATACGTTTCTGAACATATGTCGAGGATGTTATTGGACGTTCCACTGGTACACGAAGCACCGTTTTTTAAAGGCTATAGGGAAAAGACCTTTGTATCTTTGGGAAGCAGAAGAAAGGTTTGAGGGTGAATACGCTCCGGGGTTAGGTGTATATATGTCCGACGGGATTTACCAAAGACTATGTTCGTATGCTACAATGAGAGGATACATTCCTCTATGGATAGAAAAGGATGCACGAGGAAATGATAGATATGCCCACAGTGGAAAGCGCGTTGGACTTTTTAAGAGATAACGCGACTAAGATTGCTAAA